AGTACGTTCTCTTAATCTCTTTAATATGTTATTGACTATATCTAAGTAACTCATATTCTATGTACCTTAATTAAACCACTTGGTAAATAAGGTGCTACCAAGACCACCTAACCCCATTGAAATCATTATTGCTCCAGCAAACATTCCTTTACCTTTAGCCATTTGTTTTTCTAATTCATTGACACGGTCAGACAACATAGAGCAGGTCTTGTTCATTTCGTGTATCTCACCATTCAGTTGAGTAACTACTGCAACTAAGTGTCCTGCTTCGTAGTCTGTCATGTTAGACATGAGTAGTTATCCTTTATACTATTGCTTTTATCATTACTTGTGGTTTTGATAAAACTTCTGAAGCAACTCCGTCAAAGTAGAGTGTTGTATGAAGTTTTTGTTCATTAGAAGCACCATATTCTCTTACTTCCCATTTGAAATAAAGTGTAGGTCTAACATCAGTAAGAATAGCATCATTTACTACACCAGTGCTTGCTCCAAGTGTTATAGGAACACGAAAGATTGGATTTGAACCAGCATAATAAGAGAAATAAGTTCTTCTAAAACTTTCAGCTTCTATATATGTGCTACCATCAGTGCTATAATAAAATCTATAATGAGATATTCCACCTATATCTACATGTGAAACATAAAAGTTCCATTCATATATAACCATTGTTGTTCCAACAGGGGGAGTATAGTTAGTTACTTCTGAACCTGTAGCAACTGCATAAGTTGTTGTTAAATTTTGTACACCAGTTACATTAGTTATAGTTGCTCTGCCACGCAAATCTGTTCCATTACAAAGTGAGTGGAGTTCTTCAATAACTGAACCAGTAGAATCACCTATAGCTAATGTTCCCGAACTTGCGGGCATAGTAATAGTATTTGTTCCAGCTACTGCTGGTGCTGATACAGTGATAGCTCCGCTTGTATCTCCTGTAAGGACTATTGAACTCATTACACAGATGCTCCTTTAAGGTTTAGGGTTTGCTAATTTAATTGCTGCTATAGCATCTTGCCAAGTTGTTGTGCCATTAACTAAATCGTCATATCGCATTTCATCTTGATTAAGTAAGTTATACTCATCCTTTCGTAACCGTGAGTATGCTTGTGCATCATAGGCTGCCTGTAGTCTTGTGACTTCTGCATTAACAAGAGCCATGTCTAAGACCACGGAATCGCCTTGTTCATCATAAGCATCTGTACTTTCAAGGATGCTTACTACACTTGGGTGCGTGTTGTAAATTGCTTGGTCAATCATTAGTCAATTTCCTCTAGTATGATGTTTGATGTTAGAAGTTCTGCGTCAGTATTATTAGTATTGTTAACAGTGCGCTGGTTATAAAGAGTTCCCGCATTTTTGTTTATGTATGTTGCATGATATGTGGTTGCTGACGTAGTAGCTGGAGAGTCTATATAACTGTACACTACAGAATCAGGCGTACTAGTTGAATCTTGTAAATAATTCACAGCAACTATAGCTATACCAATAGGTCTTGAACCGTCTGCTGATGGATTACCTATATCAGTAGTATCTCTTTTTATACCGAAAACTTGGTTGTAGTTAACGTTATTTGAATGCTCGCCATTCCATCTTATTGTAATCTTTATTCGCTTACTCGTGGTTGATGGAGTAATAGTTGCATTAAGCCCTGAGATATTAGTGCGAGTGTTAGCACTGTTTGACTGGCTTGATGCTGTATTTAGGTGTGTTTGTACTGTTGTAACTGGGGCAACTATAGTTTTATTAAACGTTACTTTAGTATTAGTAACCGTTACCTGTGTAACACCCCCAGATTGGAGTTCCAATTGACCAGTAGTATCAGAGGTTATCTTTAATCCATCACTTGTATCTGCATCAATTATTGTAGCCATTAGTCAACCTCCTCTAGTATGATGGTTGATGTTAAGCGCTCATAGCCAGAAGCATTACTATCGGCAACAGTGCGCTGGTTATAAAGAGTTCCAGTTGTTCTTTGAATAAATGTTGCATGATATGTGGTTTCTGACGTAGTAGCAGGTGAGTCTATATAGCTGTACATTGCAGACTCAGCTGTACTATCTGCATCAGCCGCCCAATACCCCATAGCGATAATAGCTATACCAACATTTCTTGAACCGTCCGCTGTTGGATTACCTACATCAATCGCATCTCTTTTTATTCCGAAAATTGTGTCGTGATGAAGAGTACTTGAATACTCACCATTCCATCTAACAGTAACCTTTATTCGCTTACTAGTAGTAGATGGGGTAATGGTTGCATTAAGCCCCGAAATATTAGCACGAGTGTTAGCAGTTATTGATTGACTTGATGTTGTAATTAAGTGTGTTTGGACTAATGCTTTCTGTGCGATTGCAGTATCAAAGTTATCATCACCTCTTAATATTGTAGCCATATTATAATACCACCCATCTTGCACCACTTGGAATTGTCACTGTAGCACCACTTGCTATAGTCAGAGGACTAACACTCATTGCGTTAGTGTTGCTAGTCAATGTATGATTAGCTGATATTGCATTACTGTTCTCGTAGATTGCACCACCTGCTGATGCACCACCACCTATAGAACCCCAAGCACTTCCATCATATCCTTCAAAGCCACTTGTAGTAGAGTTAAACCTAATCATACCTGCTGCTGGTGAGCCATCTCGTTGTGCTGTAGTACCGCTAGGTAGTTGTCCTGACCCTGTACTAGCAGTTTTAGTTACAGTAGTTACAAGCGGAGAGGCTGCATCTGCTTTAGTTCCTTGAGCAGCAGTAGCATAAGCACTAGCTGCTGTAGTAGCAACATCACCTAAACCTAATGTAGTTCTAGCTGCTCCTGCATTTGCATCATCTATTAATGTACCACCAAATGTAGAAACTGCTGATGCTGCTACATAAGCCGTACTAGCAGTTGTAGCTGCTGTTCCTAAACCTAAGTTAGTTCTTGCAGTACTAGCACTAGCTAAGTCTGATAAGTTGTTTGCTTTTAAAGCTGAGTTTGATGCGTGTCCTGCTGCATCTGTTGCAGAACTGGCTGATGCTGTTGCAGAGTTAGCTGCGTTTGTTTCGCTTGTGCTTGCTGCACTTGCAGAGTTACTAGCATTAGTTGCTTGTGTAGAAGCTGTGCTTGCTGAAGTAGCTGCATTAGTAGCAGATGTACTAGCTTCAGAAGCCTTAGTTGTTGCAGTAGACGCTGATGTACTAGCGTTAGTTGCTGATGTATCAGCCTCAAGAGCTTTTGCTGTTACAGCATTGATTGTTACATCAGTGTTTGCATCACCTGCACCACCATCACCACGAAATATTGCCATTGCTTATTCTCTGTTTGGTATAAAAAAAAGAAAAGAGCAGCCCCCTAAGGGGCTACCCAATCTCATATTACCTACTAAGCAGGAACAGCAATAACTAGTCCGCTTTCAGGTCTGATTGTCTTAACACCATAGATAGTGTCAGCAGTCATCAAATCACCCAAGAACTCTTGTTTGTATTGAGTCTGAGTACGAACCCCTAGTTGCTCTGCAAGTACCATGCCGTCTTTTTGACCCATGATAGCTCCTTTAGTATCAAGAGCAGATGCTGAGTTATCACCAGCAGTTTCAACTACAGGACACTGGTTAGACACATAGATGTCAACACCATACAGAGTACCTACTTGACCATTCATAACACCACGACCATCTACAAAATCAGATGATTGATAGCGATCAATGCCCATGATAGTAGAACGAACACTTGGTGGGATTACTAAAAATCTTCCATCCATAGGAACGTCATTGTCATCAAGTTGTTTAACCAACTCGCGGAAAGCAAGGTCAGTAAACAAGTCAGTGGCAGCTACAGTATCAACAGCGTAAGCAGCAATACCATTACCAGCATCAATGTAGAAGCTATTAGAGTGAACCCAGTCAGAGCCAGATCCGTTGTCATCACCAAAGGTTTTACCTAGTGCAAACAAATCATTGTCAACTTGTTTAGCTAGAGCATAACCAGCATCATCAGTGTAGAACTTACGAAGTGAAGGTTGAGCTTGGATGTCAACAATATCTTCAATCAAACGTGAGTATTCATAATGCTTGTTGATAGCTACTTGAACTTCTGATTCAGTTGCTGCAATCAAAGTTACTTCAGTGTTAGCTGCTTTAGCAGTAGCTGCACCACGGGTAGGTTTAGGGATATGAATAGTATCGCCTTTTTTACCAGAGTGGTTCATTTTATTAACAATGTTCGCTAGAACAAGGTTAGATTTATAAGCTGCAACAATCTCGTCAGACCAAATCTCTGGTATGAACGTAGCCGCAGTAGTTGTGGTTACTTGGTTAGTACCTAATCCCATTTTATTACTTCCTTATTTTTAAGTTATTTTACCCTCCCTTCAGCATACGCTTTGTCAAACACATCAACATTATCTGCATACTTTCGGGGGTCGTTAATCATTAAATTAACTATCTCAGAACGTTTGTAGATTTTTCTTGACATTGGTTCAGCAGAACCTTTGCCACCTGTAGATGCTGCTTTAACCTGTAGCTTACGATCTTGTTCACCAAGACTTTGTGTCTTTTCAACTACTCCTTTGATCTCTTTCCAATTAGAAAGAAGTTCATCAGCAGCATTAAAATCGTATCTATCAGCACGTTGTAGTAATTCAGTACGAACAACAGATGCTTGAATCCAATCTATAAAGTTTTGATCTTTAATCACACCTTCATAGTCTGGGTGTTTAGTAGCAATCTGTCCTAGAATTTCTTGTTGTTTTTGTCTTTTAAGAAACTCATCCATCTGCTTTACTGTGCTGCTGTTTTCTACAGCTTTATTAACAACTTCTTTTGGGTTATCATAAAAATCTAAATCTGGTTCCTCTTCTTTTGTACTACTACTGGCCTCGTCAATTTTCATCTTGAGTAGTTCGTCTACTGATTTACGAAGATCACCTACTTCTGAACTTTGACGACCTAGTAGCTTTTCAGCTTCTTGGTGCATCCTAACAATATCTTCCAAAGATTTATCTTTGTACTTATCTGGTATGTCAGATACTGATTTTTCAGTTTCGTTTTTTTCCTGTTCTGGTTCCTGCTCTTCAGGTTTATCCTGTTCAGAAAGTGATACAAGTTCTTCGTTTTCTTCTAAGACAAGCTCTTCTTTATCAAGAGGGTTTAATGTTCTAGCCATTTAATGATTCTCCGTACCTTTAGGTATTATGGAATTAGTTATACTTTAGCAGCCTTCTCATGTTGTTTAGCCCAACGATCATTATGAATGTTGAACTTAAAACGACTAGGAGAGATTAACCGCTTACCGCTTTCACCACATATAGAACAACTTATTTCCTTAACATCAGGGTTGATAAGCTCTTCAGTAGTGTGTTTATTTACACAAGAAAATTCATATAATCTGTACATGATTTTCCTTTACTGCAAATTAGTTGTATGATAAGATTCTTCTACTACATTGCTATCATAAGCAACGTTCATAGAGTCTTGCCAGTTTAATAGTTGGTTTAAAATATGAATTTGCCCTTGAGCAAAGTGTAGCTCTTTAGCGTCTTTAATATTTACAAGACTAAAAGAATCTTCTGTTTCCTCTAAATCTTCCATCAACTGCTTCCAACCTGCGTGTTGAAAAAGTGAGAAGTAGTTTTCGTAGTAATCTTGTGTCTCTTTATCCAATTTAAAGATACTCCTTATTATATCATATTTTATGCTAAATGTCAAGCATTATTTAACACTCTTGTCAAGCATTATTTTTTTGCATTTGTAACCTAACAATATCTTCTTTTGCATCTAGTTCTTTTTCTTTAAGTTGTAATTTAGAATATTCTACTATTTTATCAAACTCAGACTTATCTTTTGGTTGAGCTGCTGCAACAGCATTCATTCTTCTAGTTTCTTCTTCAATAGGGAGGAGTTGTGTTTCAACATTATTTTGTTGTACACGAGATACTACTTCTGCTGTTTCTGCTTTAAGTTTTTCTAAAGTAGCCATAGCAACTTCCATTTGCATTTGTTCTTGCATTTGTTGTTTTTCTTGTTGCTCTGGACTAGGTTGATTAGCTTGTCTTAAAGTTTCTATAATCTGATCTCTATTAGTTAGGCTCATGTTACCTACAATAGATTCAATTAACATTGGATAAGCAGGAGATTCAGGTGACATAGTTTGTAGCAACTGTACTAGCTGAGTTACTTCATACTCACGAGCAACTACACCTAAAGAACTTGTAGCTATAAACTTGTAGTCCTTGACTGGGTAAAGCTCAGGAACAAACTGCATGTACCTACAAGCAGATTTTTCAATAAAAGGTATTAAAAAGTTTTCTTGGAAGTTTACTAAAGTACGCTTGTGTCGTTTAATAATAGCACCCAAGCCCATAGAGATACCTGCTGCTGTACCTTCTCCATTAAGACCTGCTGGTATTCCTGCTGAATCTATAGCACCAGTAGACTGTTGTACCATTTGTTGTAGTTGTGCTGCTTGTGCAAAGCTAACTTGGTCTAGTGAGCCAAATTTAAATGGTTGTAGGATCTCTGCTGGATTACCATTAGTTAAGATGGTCTTACCAGCCCTTACATCTAACTTAGCACCTCTGGGCATACGACTAGCATCTACTGCCATCATTGGATGTACAGTAAGAGCAAGTGCATCAATCCTAGCACGAAGCTCTGCGTCTAATGCTTTCTGTGAGTTATAACCTTTCTCACATATACCACGACCCCAGAACTTGAAAGGTACTTTATCCCAAGAAAAAGCAACTATAGGTCTGTCTTGTTTCATGTACGGATTTTTTTCTATTTTTAAGATTTCAGTACCATTAGCAATAACCATGATGACTTCTGTGTAACTACCAGCTTCTTCGTCAAGCTCAACCATATCCTGAAGCTCATCATTTTCATCAAGCTCTGCTTCTTTAATTAAGTCAGTAGGTACTAAGCCATAGTATTTAGTTAACCTAACCATGTCATCATTGTAAGAATAGACAACCTTGCTCGCATCTTCTATTTCTGACTCTGAAGGAGCTGAACCTATTTCAACATCACGATAAATACCTGAGTCTATACCTTGTTGTACTTGGTGGTGTGGAACCATCTTATCAATAACTACACCTAAAGCATCCTCAATGTTAGTAGCTAAGGGGTCAATTAAAAAGTTTTGTGGCATAATAGGATCAAGCCTAACAATCATTCTGTCACGCTTGTTTACACCTATTGCTGTCATTTGTCCATCAAGTGCTGGTTGAGTAGCCGCTGTAAGCTCTACAATCTCATCTAAGACCAGTTCTCCTATACCAGTACCGAATACAGCAGCATTGATTAAACACTCTCCAATAGAGCTTCTAGCCTTACTAAAGTGCATGTCCTCAGTTAACTGTCTTTTAAGTAACTCTACATCTCCTTGATTAGGGTCTTGAAGGTCATCCCTAATATCAAAGAATGTACCACGACCAAAGGTTGCTTCTTCAATCTCAGCTACAGAAGACTCTACTGCTTGTTGGGTGGCAGGAGCAATAAGCCTTGATCGCTCTGACTCACGCATAGAGTCGTTTTTATCCCATATACCCCGCCATGTACGATAATATTCATCAAAGCGTTCTGAGT